CACTCTTTCCCTACACGACGCTCTTCCGATCTATCTTTGTGCAAAATGTCAATAGACACAAAATATTGTGCCCCCCACCCCTTAGGGTAGGGGAGTACAGCAATTTTTACAATGTAAATAGCAACATATACAATTTAGTGTATGGTATAATATAGACAATGAAAGAAACAAGAAAAGGTGATTGTTATGACACGTAAAGAACAAAATATTATTCTTGGTCTTGTTGGTAAAGATTGAAAAAAGAAAGGGGGGGTGTTCCAATGAAAGAAGAAGTCATGATTGAAATTACCTTAACCGATGACAACATTACTCTTGATGGAGAGAATTTGCAAAAACTGACCGAGGATGACATTATCGACAGTATTAAGATGCTTGTCAGTCTTGCAAAGACTTTAAGTATTTTACAGGAAGGAGGCCGCGCGAATGGAAATGCGTAAATTCATTATCGAGATTCACCCGGACGGCAAATTGACGTGGTGCGAGTATGAGGACCCCAAGGAGGCCACCAGAGCAGCAAACGACCGTGCATGGTTGGCCGGCTATCTGCAAGCCCTTAAGCATTGTGAAGATCAGGTAGATTACTTAAAGAACTTTAAAGGTATTTGCCGCTCATCCGATCTTATGTATCAGGGGGCCGAATCCGTTCGCTCCGCGGTGTTATCGGCCTATCGTAAATACATTAACAAAAACTAAGTCGAAACGGCCTCCGGGCCGTCTACCGGGACCGCCCGCCCGGTATTGATAATGACAGGGCACATAATGAAAGGAGCTATATTATGTCTGAAGCAATGATGAAGTCCGAAAACAATGGTGCTATGATGGTATCCGATGTGATGAATACCGGCATTGGGTATACCGATATGAATCTTTCTGATCGCTCTGCCGCGGTGGCCTTCTACAATGCCACGAGCAACCCCCTCCACAAGCTGAAGGAGCACGTCAACGAGGTTCTGTCGCTGGCTCATGTGTCCGTGGAGTGCGTGGAGGTCACCAAGGACGACGCACCCGAGGGCAAAACGATTGCTCCCCGTATTGTCCTTATTACTGCTGATGGGGAGTCCTACGCCTGTGTTTCCGTTGGCGTGTATCAGTCGCTAAAGCGGATGTTTACGTTGCTCGGCACCCCCGACACGTGGACGGAGCCTGTGCAGATCAAGCCCGTCTTGATCAGCACCAAAAAAGGTCAGGTTATGTCTTTGAATCTGGTTTAATCTAACCAATGGCCGCCGCACATGCGGCGGCCATATTTGTTATAGGAGGCCCCATGAAAAGTAAAGATAACAGAGTATCTCTGTTGAACTGCGATGACTCCATGATTTACCTTGCATCTGCCATTGTATATAGTGGAGTCGCAGAAAAAGATGTCAAGTTTTTCCGTTCCGACTGGGCCAAAACCATTTTTAACGGTCTGGGCATCGAAGCGGCCCCCCTAGACTGGTATTATATGGTCATGGATAGAAAGGAGCGTGTAAAGCATGGCAGCAGGCGCAGCTAAAGCAAGTGCGACCCTTAAATATGGCCCGGAACTGTACACTCCGTATGCCTTGGAATCTTGGCCCGATAGTCAGATGCGCAAAGAATACACCCGACTGCGTGACATTGCGCAGAAACGTATTAAGCGACTATCAAAAGACCCCATTAGTGGGACAAGTGACGTCTACAAGGAATTTGCGGGGGGTTTCCCCACAATTAAAGCACTGCGAGGAGACCGCCAAGCATTGGAACAGGCCCTAGCGGATGTAGCGCGTTTTGTGCGCGCCAAAGGCTCCACCGTCGGCGGTGCGCGGGCAGAATTTGAGCAAAAAATGAAAGTTGGTGGCATCGACATTGCTGATGTTCCCGAAGATCAATATACGGCCCTGTCTGAATGGTGGGAAATCGTAAAAGCATCGGGCGTGTATTACTATCCGTCAGATCAGCCAGTTATGTATTGGCGCGAGAAGGGTGGCTACAACGTCAGTATTGACGATTTTGTACAGTGGCAGCAAGGTGAGGTCAACTATGGCAAAGAATGGAACTACAGCGACGGCAGCAGTTCCGCCGACCTGCGCGGAGGTTTTGGCGGAGGCTTGTAATTATAACCCTGTCCCGTGGCTTATGGAGCATTTAGACCGCAAACACACAAAAGGCAAGAAACGCAAAACGAACAAGAAGCGCCTATATGTGAATATACCGTGTGCGTTTGATATTGAGACTAGCCGAGTATGTGTGGATGCGGACGATAACCCCCACACCATAATGTATATTTGGCAGTGCCAACTCGGTCTGGATATTACCATTATTGGCAGGACGTGGGACGAGTGGCTGAACTTTACGGGAGCAATCAGCGACTATTTACAAGCAAACAGCGGTCCGCAGGGTGATTGGTTTCTGTGTATGTACGTCCATAATCTTGCCCATGAATTCCAATATCTGTCGGGCGTTTTGGATTTTGGCCCCAGTGACGTATTCGCCAGTAAGCCCCGCCGGGTCTTAAAATGTGACAACCGCGCTATTGAATACCGGTGCAGTATGAGACACAGCAACTTGTCTCTTGATGCTTGGGGCAAGCAGCTGGGCGCCCCTCATGCCAAATTAACGGGCGCTCTTGACTATTCCAAAGTGCGGTATCCATGGACTCCCCTGACATCTACAGAATTAGCGTATTGTATAAATGATGTCCGGTGCATTGTAGAGTGCTTGTTAATTGAGATGAAGCGAGACGGCGATGACCTGTATACTCTGCCATTAACGCGCACCGGCTACGTCAGACGAATGGCCCGAGAAGCTATGTATAAATGGGGCATTAAACGGGTCAAGCGTCTTTTGCCCTCATGGGACTTGTATCAGATGCTCCGGGAGGCGTTCCGAGGGGGTGACACCCATGCTAATCGGTATTATGTGGGGTTACATTTGGAAAATGTCGGGTCCGTTGACATGTCAAGCGCCTATCCCGCCGTACAATGCGAATGTTATTTTCCAATGACTCCCTTTAGGCGGGAGCTGCCCACTGTGCAGAGGTTGATGCAATGTATGCGGCACGGCAAAGCATGTTTGATGCGCTTGCAAGTGAAAGGTTTGCGTCAACGCCTCAAGTGGTGGGGATTTCCTTATATTCCCCTCGCAAAAGTTAGGCACTGTGAAGGATACATTAACGACAATGGTCGTTTGCTGTCTGCTGAACATTTCGAGACCACCATAACAGACATCGACTTTAGAATCATTGCTAAAGAGTATGACTGGGATGCTCTCAACGTCTTGGAGCTTTACACGTCCGATTATGGTAAATTGCCGAAACCGTTGACCGATTGCGTAAAAGAAAGCTACACCGGCAAAACATCCCTTAAAGGTGTAGCCGGTCAAGATTTGTATTATGTTAAGGCCAAGGGCGATCTCAACAGTTATTACGGTATGACAGCGCAGGATCCCTTGCAGCTGGATACACTTTTTGACGAGGACGACCCCAACAATCTTTGGAGCGAGTGTACCGACGACCCGGAGGGCAGCTATAACGAGCACCTCCCCCATCTGTTTTTGCCGTACCAATGGGGCGTATGGACTACAGCCCACACGCGCAAGCGCCTCAAAATAGCGCAATGGGCCGCGGGCAAGAATGGCGTGTACTGTGATACCGACAGCGTCAAGTACATGGGTAATATTGACTTAAGGGATTTTAACAAGGCCGTAACGCAGCTCGCAAAAGATAATGGCGCTTGCGCCACAGACCCGAAAGGCAATACCCACTACATGGGCGTGTACGAGCAGGAGCCCAGCTATGCTGAGTTTATGACGTGGGGCGCGAAAAAATACGCGACTACCTACAAAAAAGGCGGGCCGATCACTACTACCATAGCAGGAGTTAGCAAACGAAAAGGCGGTTTAGAGCTGACCTTGTGGGGCGGTTTTGAGGTGTTTAAGCCGGGGTTTACTTTTTGTTTGGCGGCAGGAAATCAGGTTATTTATAATGATAGTCCCAATGTGCCCGATTTTGTGGTTGACGGGCACACGGTGCATATAACAAGAAACCTGTGTATTTGTGATAATACCTACACACTGGGAATCACTGACGAGTACGCAAAGATACTTGGATACAAGATGATGGAGGTTATCTGATGATTAAATTATACACAGATGAGGGATGGCCGAATTTCTCCGAAAAGGATGGCATCTTGTCAACTGGGGCACCTATTATTTTTATATGGGGCGGACGCGGTACCGGCAAGACCTACGGGGCGCTAAAGCATGTGCATCAGACCGGGGACGAGTTTCTGTATTTGCGCCGCACACCGCAGCAAGCGGAACTTATTTGTGCGTCGCCCAGTATGTGGCCGTGGTCTCCGTTGAATGATGATTTACAAACACATTACGCCCCGTTTAAATTACCCAAAATAGCGGGACTGTATGAAGTGGGCAATGCGGGGGCCTATACTGATGCAGGAGCGCCCATAAAACCGGCCCAAATGGCCGGAGTTGTGGGAAGCGTGGTCACTCTGGCTCGCACCCGTGGTTTTTCAAGCCCCCATACTAACATCATCATTCTGGACGAATACCAGAAAGAGGAATCCGACTATTACCGGCGCGGCGAGGGCGTCGGCCTCGCCAATATCTATGAAACGGTCAACCGTAACCGCGAACTGCGAGGGCAAAAGCCCTTGACGTTGTTGTGTATGTCAAATGCGGTGGGCATGGCCAACCCCTATTACATGCAATGGGAGATCACCGACACAGTAGAAAAGATGATCGGCAAGAAAGAGCGCGTCAAGCTGTTGGCAGATAAGGGTATTCTGTTAATTGATCTTGTGGATAGCCGTATTGCAAAGGAAAAAGCAAATACGGCCCTCTATAGGTCCATGGCCGGCACAGACTTTTATAGGTCTGCTATTGAGAACCAGTACAGCGCTGAGGAGAAAAGTTTGGTCGTATCCCGGCCCCTCCGTGAATACTACCCGCTTGTTCAAATTGGGCGGTGTTGCATCTATGAGCATAAGAGCAAACCACTTTACTATGTATGCAGGCACAGGTCTGGCGAAATGCCCACGTATGGCACCGGCGATTATGAAAGAAAACGGTTTAGGGCCGCGTATGGCTATATATGGCCCGCGTACTTACAGCGGCAACTTGAATTTGAGCGCTACTCGGATGAAATTTTCTTCCGTGAGTATTGCGGTACTTGACTTTTTTACACCGTTAATATATATTAAAGATAATCCCCGGTGCCCACAGGCAGCCCCCAGAAGGGGCGGGCAAGCGTCAGCCAGCGCAAGAACCGGGGATTTAATTGTATACGGGGTATATTATATGTACGGTTGTGCAGTATATGCTCCGGTAGTCAGTTTAATAATGTCGGTATGGGAGGTGATGTTATATATGAACGTTTGTGCAGTGTTGGCCGTGCTGGTTTTTATCGGAATGGATGTTGTCAGTGGGATGATTAAAGCCTTTTCTACGACTGGCTTTGATTCTAGCGTGATGCGTCAGGGATTTTACCACAAGCTGGGCGAAGTTCTGGCCGTTGGGTTGCTTGCAGCCGCCGATTTTTATCTTCCAATTGTGGGTGTCTATGTTGATGTGTCTTTTTCAGCAATCGGTTGCACCTATTTTGTCTTGATGGAAATTGGCAGCATCATCGAGAATATCGGGACGATTAACCCCGAGTTGGTGGGACCTCTTACTAAAATCTTTGCAAAACTCAAGGGGGATTAACCAATGGGTTGTTATATCATTTTCGCCCAGTCGATTACCAACGAGCGCGCGTTTCTGCTGGCTGACCTGTGCACTCGTTTGGAAATTGGCTACTATAGCGACTGGGCAGACGTCGCTCACACGCGGCAGTGTTGCGCGGTGGGCCCTCTGTCCAAAGGAGACAAAGACCAGGTCGTTAAATGCTTGGCACATGACACATACGTTGTAATGGAGGCGACCAAAGTTGAAAATCAGTGAAAAAGCGGCCCTCGCTATGGCCGGATACACCAAAGCAGAGATCGAAGCTATGGAGCAGCCCGCACCGCAGCCCGCACCGCAGCCCGCACCGCAGCCCGTGCCGCAGCCCGTGCCGCAGCCCGCACCGCAGCCCGCACCGCAGCCCGTGCCGCAGTATGACGGCCTTGAGACCCTGCTGCAGCAGATTTTGCAGGGCCAGCAGACCAGCGCACAGGCAATGCAGACTATGACGCAGACGCTACAGGCAAACGCGCTGGGCCTTGGCATCCAGCAGCAGCCGGCGGCAGATGCCGCTACGGTGACGGCCCGAATCATCGACCCGACTTATGGAAAGGAAGTGAAGTAATATGCCAACCGGTATGGATTTTGCGGACATTGCCGCAATTCTGACAGAGATCAACAAACTGGCCACCGGGCAGACGCCGACGTCGCCCATCGTGAACACATACGATTTCGTTTCTGTTGCGCAGGCCACGTTGCAGACCGGTACCGACAATTACACCAAAGCGATCAGTCAGGTGCTGGGCCGTACCATTTTCGCCGTTCGCCCCTACGATGCGCCCTTGAAGCGCTTGCAGGTCACGGGTGATGACTGGTCGAACCATGTTCGGAAGATCAATTTCTGCGACACTAACCCCGTCACCGATAAGGCGTGGGCGCTGGCGGACGGCCAGAGCGTGGATATGTACGAAGTCCACAAGCCTAAAGTCCTTCAAACTAATTACTATGGCCAGACTAACTATAGCCGGGTGTACACGCAAGCTGATACCCAGATGGAAGCGGCCTTCAAAGGCCCCGAGGAACTGGCGCAGTTCTGGTCCTCGTTCGTGCTGCATCTGTCGAACCAGATCGAGGCAGACCGGCGCAACCTGGCCAACAACCTGATGGCCAATCATCTGACCGGCATGACTGTGACCAGCCCGAAGAGCGTCATTTATCTGCTTGACGAGTACAACGCCCAGCAGGGCACGAAACTGACCGTTCAGGACGTGTATAAGGAAGCGAACTTCCCGGGGTTTGCCAAATATGCCTATGGCCGTATCAACGATATTTCCCGCCTGATGAAGGAACGCACCATCAACTGGCATCAGAACTGGGAGATTGGCAGCACGACGTACAACATCATGCGACACACTCCGTATGATCGTCAGCACCTCTATCTGTACAGTGGCACGCAGAGCCAGATCGACGCCCGTGTGATTCCCGAAGTGTTCCATGACAACATGTTGAAATACCGCGATGCCGAACAGGTTACGTTCTGGCAGAACATCGGCCAGCGCGAGACCATTTCTGCCACACCTATCGTGACCAACACTAACGGGAAAGCCTACAAGCGTGACGCGGTGAAGCTCACCAATGTGTTCGGGTGCCTGCTGGACTGGGATGCCATCGGATACACTCCGAAGCTGTCCCGCGTGGTTTCGACGCCCATGAACGCCCGCGGCCTGTATACGAACTTCTGGTATCATTACGGGTGGTCGTGGTACGATGACTTCACCGAGAACGCCGTGCTCTTCCTGATGACCACCGGAGACGTTACCGCGCCGAGCGGTACCCAGGCAAACCCCTCCACCCTGAAAACCACCACGCACAAGGACGCGGATCCCTCGAAGTCCTGACCGGCACCGGCGGGCATCTGCCCGCCGGTTATTTTATAGGAGGTAAAAAATGCAAGCTACCTTTTATCAGTTCGCAAAGCGCACCAACAGCACAAAGCGGCCCAGCGGTGGGCAGGAGTTCGGAATTGACCTTAAAGCCCCATGTAACATCATTGACCCAGAGATCAAGATTGCAACACAAAACGACCCCACCGGGTACAATTATTGCTACCTTCCCACATTCAGCCGGTATTACTGGGTTAAAAATTGGACGTATGCCGACGGGCTCTGGAATGCCTCACTGACTGTTGATACGCTGGCAAGCTACCGTGACCAGATCGGGTACTCTATCGAGTATGTTGTTAGATCGTCGGCGAAGTTTGACCCAAAAATTGCCGATAATTTGTACCCCACCAAAGCAACGATTACCACAAGGACCATTTATACAAATTCAACGCCGTTCACGGATGATCCGGAAAGTGGCAGTCAAGGATTTTTTGTTGTGGCCGTCAATGCCCCCGGGTATGTGTCCTTTGGCGGTGCAATTTATCTTGCAATGAGTGGCACCACGTTTCAAAAGCTCATGGCGGCTCTTTTGCAAAATACTGATTATCTGAATATTAGCGCTGACGAGATCAGCAGTAACTTAACTAAAGCGCTTTTCAATCCTATTCAGTACATTTCTAAAGCATTCTGGATACCTTGTGGCAATACCGCTATCGGTACCCCCATCCATGAAATCCCCGTTGGGTGGTGGAAAATGCAAAATATTGGGAATGCCTACGTTATCCAGAACAACAACGATAAGAACGTTTTCACGTTCAGCATCTCAACCCCCCATCATCCGCAGCACCTTACAAGGGGCGTTTATACAGACGGGGCACCCTATTCCGAGTATACGTTGTATTGTCCGCCCTTTGGGGAAATCAAATTAAATGCCAACCTATTTGTGTTGCAAAGCACGTTGTATTGTAGATTAACTGTTGATTACCGTACCGGCGATGCAATACTTGACTTGTCATTTAATAAAGATTTTAACGCTATTTTCTTTTCCACGTCCGGCAACGTCTCGGTACCTGTGCAATTGGCGCAGATCACAACCTCTGTAAATGAATTAGCAAGTTTGGGTGGGCTGATTCAAACCGCGGTGGGTGCTGTTGCAGGTGGTATCGAGTCCTTTTTTGGTGGGGGCGATGTTATAAACGGTATTGCCTCCGGTGCCCAGCAAATGACCGTCTCGAGTCAATCAAAAGGCGGAGGGGCCAGCGTCGCAAAATACGGCATCACACCATATTTGACAGGTGCGTTTTATGATCTTGTGGACGACAACAACGAGCACCATGGACGGCCCCTGTGTCAGCGGGTGCAGCTGTTCAGTATCCCGGGTTTCATGATGGTAGACGACCCTGATATTGCGTTGCCCGCAACAGCCGCCGAGATTGACAGCGTTAAAAGTTATATGAAAAATGGATTCTTTTTAGAGTAGGAGGCGTAAACAGTGGCAGTATACAAACAGTGTATTACTGACGTGTCACCGATCAGAGTGACCGCCGGTTATCCGGCATACGCTGACGGTAGCCCTCACAGGGGCATTGACACAGTCCACGGCAATCATAAAGCCTATGCGCCCGAGTCGGGCGTTGTGGTTGTGGCCCAGCATTGGAACGGCAGCACCTCGGGCGATCAGTCGTGGGGCAATATGATTAAGGTACGGATGGCCGACGGCACAACGTGGCGTGCTGCACACTTTGCCTCACAGATTTGGAACGTGGGCGACACGATCACAAAGGGGCAGTTTATTGGTACACAGGGCCAGACCGGCAACGCTACAGGCATTCACACGCATTGGGAATACGCCGATGCCGCCGGAAACCTGAGGGACCCGTCCAGCATTATCAGAATCCCGAATCAGGTCGGCACATGGGCAGTCGAATGGGATTCCGGCGGAGGCCCTGACCCTGGGCCGGGTCCCGGGCCGGGTCCCGGCCCGTGGCCTACTGGCAAATTGCCGATTTGGTTACTGTTCAAAATGGCGAAAGGAGGCCGTCTTTTATGAGCGCTCCCTACAGCTATGAGCAAATCAACGCTCATGTGTCGCCGGTGACTCCCTCCGTGATGCACACCAAGGGCAACAGCTTATCCTATTATTTCCGCAAGTATCTGTTTCTTGAGGCCGTGTCTATGGTCCGGTGGACGCTCCCCGACACATGGCCCAGTAACCGTTTGCAATATCTTGTGTTCGGCTCCGGCGGTGTTACGGTGTTCAATACTGACCGCTACGGCCTGGTATATGACCGAATGGGATTGACCGGCATCAACATCTTCTATAATCCCACGCACTCCATCATTGCCAACCCTTTTATCAAAGGGTCCCCCTATTTGCAAATCGGGAAGCAGTGCGAGATCATCAATTTGCAGCCCGATTACCGCGGTATGGTGGATATTGTGGCTTATTATGGGGATATGATGGCCCTTGCTGCCCAGACCATCCAGAGCAATTTAATCAATAGCCGCCTTGCCTACGTGTTTGCGTCCGGCAACAAAGCGGGTGCAGAATCTTTTAAAGAGATGTTTGACGCGATTATGCAGGGAGACCCCGCCGTTTTTGTTGATGCCTCTTTGCTCAAAGCGCCCAAGAATGGGGCATCCGGGCAAGACCCGTGGATGTATTTTGCAACTGACCTCAAAGGGAACTTCATCACCAACGAACTGCTAACCGCTCTTAAAACCATTAAAGCCCTGTTTGATACTGAAGTAGGCATTCCCAACACCAACACCAGCAAGAAAGAACGGATGTTAACCGACGAAGTCAACTCAAACAACGTCGAGACAGCCGCGAAAGCGTCGCTCTGGTTGGATAGCTTGCAGCGTGGTTGCGAACGAGTACACAAACTGTTCGGAATTGACAAGACACTGCTGTGGGTTGATTGGCGATTCCCGCCCGATACTGAGGTCCAGGAGGTGAACAACAATGCACGCGACATTGAGCTTTAATGGCCTATTGGCAGGATACCCGGAGCTGTTTGATGACTTGAAAGTCCCCGACAATGTCTCTAAAGAAACTGTCTGCAACCAATTACTGTTTGATACACTGGAATTGGAGGTATTATACGCGGACGGCCCCACAATGCGCCGGGCGCTTGGTGTCTATTCTGAAACCATGCTCCCGAGCTGGACCCGGTACGCTGCCGCCCTTGGCCTTAAATACGATGCTTTGGCATCTGATAACAGAACAAGAACAACCGATCATGCAGGGACCAGCGGCGGCACAATCAACCGCACAAACGGCGTGAAGGGAACAACTACAAGAGCGCCTAACCTGACCACCACCGGCCAGAATACAGGCAGTGACAGCACCACCCGGGATGTTACGGGGTTTGACAGCGGGACATTGCAAACCGCGGAGAGGAGCACTACGGCCCTCGGTACTGGGAACACTATTACCAGCAGCGGCACGGACACGACAACCACCGATCAGACAACCACCGACAACAACACCTCGGAGTTGCACGACGGCTACAAAGATACCGTGACCGAGGAGGGCCGGGCAGGACGAGACCCGCAAGACCTCATTGCAAAAGAACTGTCTCTCGCGATGGAGAATGCCGTTCATAAAATCGTTACGGACATCCGGGCAAACTTTTGTTTGCTGGTATATTAAGGAGATATGATTTATGAGTATCAACCCTATTCACAGAGCGCCCTACACCAATTTTCATGATCTCAATCTGGATTGGATTATTGAGGTGCTGAATGAATTTGATACCAAACTGACGAATTTCGTCAGCCTGGCCACGATCAAGTATGCGGATCCCCTCCAGTGGGACATCACCAGCCAGTACGAAGCTAATACCGTTGTGGTGGACAGCAACGGCAACGCCTATCTTTCCGTGCAGCCGGTACCGTCCGGTGTTTCTCTGGACCGTACCGAGTTCTGGACCAAAATAGGCAATTTCGATGAGCTTTGGGCCGATGTGAAAAAAGCCATTACTCCCATAGATGAAGGGCACAGCCCTACCGCCACAGTTGATAGGGCCGTCAACGATCTTGTCTGGGTTGACGGGGCGCTGGTGCGTGTCACAAGAGCGATGATCGCCGGTGATGCATACGTACCCGGCTCCAACTGTGTTAGCAGCTCCACAAATGAAGTTCTGCACTACCTTGTGACTGCGTTTAATGAGGGCTTGAGCGCAGAGACAACGGCCCGGGAGAACGCCGACACACAGCTCCAGAACGCCATTGCCGCAGAGCAGACGGCCCGGGAGAACGCCGACACTCAGCTTCAGACGGCTATTGGGGCGGAGACCACGGCCAGAGAGCAGGCTATCAACGATCTGAAAAAATCCACTGTCGATTTGGAGGTGTTTAACACCCCTGAAATGTACGGCGCAAAGGGTGACGGCTCTACGGATGACACGGCAGCAGTTCAGGCCGCTTTTAATGCCGCAACCGCCAATAAACCCATCATCCTGACGGGACAGTATTATTGTACAGCAACTATCACCGTCAAGGGGGACACCACCGTTATCGGTGCAGCGTCCAGACCCCGGGCAATATTGATCCCTTATTTCATTTTCAACAATGCCGTCAGCCCTGCGTTTTCTATCGTGGGCGCACAGGATGACTCGGTAGACTACGGCGGTACCCTTGAAAATGTGACTTTTAAGGGCGTCACAGTGGCCCTTAAAAATCCCGCGACTGCCGCCGGCGTTGCATTTCAAGTACAGTGGGCACGATTCTTTACTCTGGAGGATTGCAGCGTATACGGGTTTCCAACCGCTGTAAACTTCGCCAACAACAACGGGATGTTGATTAAGAATTTTGAATACAGTACAAACGGCTCTGTAAATGTCACTGTATTTAACAAATTTAACAACGGAGGTAACACTGGCCTTAAATTGCAACATATCGTTGTAAACAACTTTTCTGAGGGCATCTCTAAAGCGGTTGTCCTGTCTGATACAACAGGAAATGGTCAGGCCGGTGATAGGTGGTTTGAAGATTGGCTTTGTGTTGGGCCATGGAACAATGCCATCTACTACACGCACGGCACGGGCTTTAGCCGTCACGTTTATATCAACCGCATTTTTGCCGATCACCTGATTGACAATCTCGTGTATCTGGTGGGGTCTGGTGCTAACGAGGACGCGCAGATTACCGACATTGGGTGTGTTGGAGCTGGGGCCACATACAGAATTCTGCTCGTGACGGGTTACTGCCGTTTGACGATCACGGGTGTGGCGGGGTCGTCGTCCATTAGCACATATGACTTTATCTCGCTTAACAATGTAACCGACGCAGTATTGACGAACGCTATACTCGACGGCCCTTCCACGTATTTTATCTCTGTCACAGGAGGCGCGCGCATAGCTGTGTGCAATACCAGAAACACACAGAGCGGCAATATCAACGTCGGTGGGGATGCGTCCGGTTGTCAGTGGTGCAACGTGTCTACCGTAGGCACTAACAATTTGCTGGTCACCACAGGCAGCAACAACCAGGCAACCAACGTATACCCGACCAGCAGTAACTAAATACTCTGCATTATGTGCCCACCCCCCTACCCTGCGGGGAGTGGGCACAATATTTTGTGTCTATTGACAGATTGCACAAAGTTTTGGCTGTTGGGGAAGAAATTTTTGTGCATTCTGCTATTACGTGTCCC